AATGGCGGAGAAGTTTGCAAACAACTTCGTGCTTACAAAAAGAATAAGGCTGGCGTAATGATTTCTATTGTAGGTTTTGGAAGACCTAAGTTTGGTGGATCCGTAAAAGCAAAAGCAGAAACTAATGCTAAAGCAAAAAAGTCAAAAACATGTTCATCATGTGGACAGGCAATTAAAGAGTAAAAATGGATAATTTAGACAATCTCTCAGACGAAGAAATTTCAAAATCCTACGACTCAGAAAATGAGGAAGAGGATAAATGGGACAATGTAGAAAAAGCTTGCTGGGCTGGATACAAGCAGGTAGGAATGAAAGACAAAAACGGAAGAAGAGTTCCTAATTGCGTTCCAGTAAAAAAATCTTTGTTTGGCACAGATGGACCTCAAACATTAATACCTAAAAATAAATAATAAAATCAGTTGACAATCTATTTTCATTTACTGTATAATTGTACATTAAGGCTTAACACTAACAGATTAGGTAAAATTGGAACCAAAATATTTTAATGAATCAAAAGACATTAGTCCGTCTTTTTATCCTTGGTTTTCAAACAAAGTAGAAAAATTATTTGATTATCAAAATCCATGGGAAGAAACAGAAGATATTAATTATAAATTAAATAATGTTGGACTAAGATGCGATGATTTTTCACCAGTGTCCGATCCAGAAAACAATATTGTTTTTGCTGGTTGTGAGGTTACAATACCAATAGATGTTAAGTACGAAAATGGGTGGGCTTACAGAATACATAACGAGTTCTATAAAGATAAGTCTAAGTTTGTAAATTTATCATATCCTGGCGCCGATTCAAATAGAATAATATATAATATTTTAAAATACATTAACTCATACGGAAAGCCATCTAAGATATTTGTACTTATGCCAGAAATGATTAGGGCCTACGGCTGGTGGCCAGAAGCTAAAGGATTTAAGCCTAAGATGTACAGAAAAGAAGATGGCGGTGTAGAGCATAACCTAATGGCATATCCGCATGATGTTTCTCCTAAACTGTTAGCTTTAAAATACATACAGTCAATATTTATGCTAGAGCAATATTGCAAAGATACAGGCATTGATTTGCATTGGACTTCATGGAGTTCTAAGACAAACAATTTTTTAAGTGAATATAACTTTAATGGGTTTTTTTATACTACTGGTAGCATGGATCAAGAAAACATTTTTAATTATTTTAAAAAGGAGATAGAAAAAAATGAGCAATGATGTATGGGTACACTATCAAAACTATTTTGATAAAATAGGAAAATCAAAAGATAATATTATTCACGTAAATAACTTTATGTCACAAGATGAAATTAACATGACAATGGAATATATAAATAAGTATAGAGACGACACAGAATTTTCTGGTGGCAAAACTATTACAATAAAAAAAATAAACGAAGAAAATCCTGAGCTGTTTAAAGTTATTACAAGATATGGCCACAGAGTATATGGCTTAATAAAACAAAATTATTGCAAAAAGTATGACATAAAGGTAAAAGAGTTCCCCTGGAATCCATTTCATATTGTTAAATGGCAACCAGAAATGTCAAGCGGTCTGCACTCAGACTGCCAATACCCAGATGGATCACCGCTTATAAAGTCAAATTATTTTAAATTAAACATTACTGCTTTAATTTATCCAAACGATGATTATGTGGGTGGAGAAATTGGTTGGCCAGATTATAATTTAGAAATAAAACCAAAGGCTGGAGACATGGTGCTTTTCCCAGCAAACAATTCTTATTTACATTATGTTAAAAATGTAGAATCAGGTTTAAGGTTTACATTGCCGACTTGGTATACTTTTGATATTGGAATAGATGTTCCAAATTTAAAATACAACCCTGAAGCTTCTAAAAATTTATGGGTTAACGAAGGGGAGGACTCCTCACACTTGAGGCAATACTAATGAATCCAGACATAGAGAATAAAATTATTGATAATATTTTCACACAAGAGCAAATAGATAAAATATACAGCTCTGTAGAAAATTGCCCTAAAGATAAAATTAAAAATGATAATCCTTGGGGGCAAACTGTATTTTATATAAAAGAGCTTAATTCAAGATTTGACGGATGGCCAGATATATTTGATAGAATAGAAGATATAGTTGAAAAAGAATACGGCAAAAGAATACCTGTATTAGCCATACAGTTTGCTAGATACGATACCTCTTCTCATATTATGCCAAACTTAGATTTCCACATAGATTCAGTATTTAAGAAGCCAATGCTTACATTTGATATACAAATGAAATCAACTATAGATTGGCCAATAGTGGTTAGCGGTAAAGAGTATTCTTTAAAAGACAACCAGGCTTTAACTTTTTCTGGAACACACCAAATTCATTCAAGGAAAAAGGTAAACTTTCAAAAAAACGATGTTTGCGACATGATATTTTGTCACCTAGAGCATGATTATCTAGACGATATAGATGCTGATTTTAGAAAAAAAATAATGAATTTAGTTAAAGAAACAAGTAGAAGATAATGCTGTATTTAAATACTATTGGGGCTGAGGTTTTTATTAAAAAGTATAAAAACTCTATCCGTGATTCTTTTTGGAATAACTATGAGTTAATTGTATGGGAGAAAAATAGTTCTGGGTATTTTAACGTGGACGGAATGTACCATTTAAACTCATGGGGAATTCGTAAATCATACGAAATTTCTGATAGCGGTTCATGGAGGTTGCCAAAAAAATATGTCAAGTATCTTAAATAGTTTAGGTATAGATGAAGATGATTTAGACTGGTGGCACCTTGCTATTTGTCGTGGTATGAACACGAATCTATTCTATGAAAAATATGAAATTGATGACAAGATAGCTAAGAATATTGATGAGGCATGTCTAGCCTGCCCAGTAATACAAATGTGTTATCAGTCTGGTGTAAAAAACAATGAGCACGGTGTGTGGGGTGGAGTTTATTTAAATTCTGGATCCATAGACAAGCCTAGAAATATACATAAGACTAAGGATGTTTGGAAAAGATTAAAGGCAAAAAATGTATATTGATAAATCTAAGGATCATTTTAAGTATGGAATTAATCAATGGACTGGTGATCCAAACAAACCAGTTTTTTATACTCAAGAAATGGCAAAATCGATAAGACAAGTTAAAAAGCCAGTAAGCAATTTACAGATGGACGTTGTCCAGTACCCAGAATTTTTAGCATTAAGATTGTATGAAGATAATTTTATACAATTTGAAGGAGTTAAAAAAGAAATGGTAATTGATTATGTAGCAAAAATAAAAAAGCTAATAGAATCATATGGAGTAAGATGCGAACTGGAAGGGGTTCCTAGTGAAAGAGTATTACGATAGAGTACTTATAGTTTTTATTCATGACTTAGGGGTTTATGGATCAACAGAAAAGCTTGGAGCATACGCATCTACGGTAAAATATACCAAAAATGAAATTGAATATGAAGAAATGATAGATAATTCTGAGTTTTCAATTATGGATGAGATAGTTTTTACGCACGAAGAGGAGGAAACAAATGGATAAGGTATTATGCTATTCATGTAATAAGACAAAAAATAAGCTAACCCTTAAGAAATCGGTGCTTGTGCCGATTAATTTATTGATGTGTGAAGGCTGCACAGTGTCTAAATTTGAACCAAGATGGCTAATTATATTGGCTGGAAGACAACTTGGTGCAGAGTCAGTAAGAGATTTTGTTTTAAAGAAAAGGTACATTGGTGAAGAAATCACGGCTTCTGAATTATTAATTTAATATAGATATTAAGGTATAATTGATGTATAATGAATCTGGATCTCACGACTATAGTTATTGCAATATCTGCTGCGGTATTGTCTGGCATGGGGACGGCAATTATTGCTGGAATACACGAGAGCAGGAGAGAGAAAAATAGGCAAAAAGAGCGTGAGCAAGACCTATTAAAACTAGAACTTAAAGATTTAAAGATTGAATTATATCAATTAGAAAAAGAATTAACTGACTGGAAAGATAAATATTATACAACTATTGAAGAGTTAATTTTAATTAAATCGGAGCTTGAAAATGCTCTTAGAGAGCTAAATGGCTTTGATTTTGGTGACAAATAAGGTTGCACATATAATTTAAAAATAGTATACTTGTTTTATGACCTGTGTGGTAGCCCTCATTCATGAAAATAAAGTACTCCTTGGCGGAGATGCTGCTGCTTCTGATGATAAAAGCGGATTAATATTTCAAAGAACTGATCCAAAAGTATTTAAGGTTGGACAGTTTGGTATAGCATTCGTAGATAGCTTTAGAATGGGACAGATACTACAGTATAACTGGACGCCTCCCGTTTATAAGCCAACCACAGGATACAGAAATTTAGATAAGTTTATTAGAACAAAGTTTATTGAATCAATTAAAGATGCATTTAAAGAACAAGGTTACGGAAGTTTTGGGTCTGGAACAGATGATGGCGATGCTGGTGGAATATTTTTAATAGCCGTGCAGGGAGCTGGAAGAATATTTACAATGGACTCAGACTTTCATATTGGAGAAGCAGATGTTCAATACATGGCTGAGGGTGCTGGACAGGAGCTGGCTCTAGGTTCTCTATTTTCCACAACGGCAATTAAAACGCCTAGGAGACGTGTTAGAATGGCTCTAGACGCTGCAGCAAAGTTTAATATGTCTGTTAGACCACCATTTACAATAATAGAGATTTAGAGTATAATAAACTTTATGGACATAAACAATCTAAGGCCAGAAAATTATGATATGGCTATG